AACAATGTCTCACAGGAGCAGGCCAATAAATACTGGAAAATGTACGGTGATCCTGAGTGGAAGAAGATACCTAAACTTGAAGGCGGGAAGTACAAGAAAGTCGCTAAGTAATCCGTTCCATATCTGAAATGTCAGAAGTGGAACTATGAATCCCCTCTATGCGTGATATTATCATTGTGTAGAGGGGTATTTTATTATGATAGTGTCAGATTTTACTGTACCGGAGTTGAATGTATTTCGTGACAACTGCAATTTTGTAGGTGATGAGATCAAGGTGTTTGAGCTGAGAAGTCAGGGTTTTTCGCTTGAAAAGATAGCTGAAATGCTTAATATGTCCGCAACCAACATAGGAAGGATAAGCCAAAGGGTAAATAAAAAGATAAAAAAGGTACAATAATCCGACAAGAATAAGGCACTTTTCATACATTTATTGTGTATGGAGAGTGTCTTTTTTTGTTGCCATAATCTAAGTATGGACGTACTAGAACTATGCGACAGACTATTTGATGATGAGGAACTAAGAGACATACCAATCGAGTATATATTTCGAGTGGCATATACCGTTCTAACCTTAATAGCAGAAGGTGAATGTTTCTACAGAGTAGATTATGACTAAAGGAGAGTGCTTATGTACCCATTTTTTAACTATCAATCCCCGTATTTATCGCAGCCGACACAGAATATCCAGTATGTAAACGGCAGGCAGAGCGCGGAAAGCTATCAGATGCCCGCTAATTCAAGCGTGATCCTCATGGATTCTAGCAAGGCGCGGTTTTACATGAAGCAGACAGATGCTAGTGGTATGGCTACAGTCCGGGCGTATGACTTTAAAGAAGTTGAAGAGAATAAAGCCCCGGAATATGTAACAAAATCAGAATTTGAGACGTTTAAAGCAGAAATGAAGGGAGAAAACCATGAATCCGTTAATGATGCTGGGTAACAACAGTATGATGATGCAGGCAATGGGGGCAATGATGAGGGGCGAAAGTCCCGGAAACTTCCTGAAAAACCTTGCAAATAGCAATCCGCAATTACAGGGGCTTAATTTTGACGATCTTGAAGGAACGGCCAAAAGTCTATGTGAGCGGAACAATGTAAATATGAACGAGCTTGCAGACAAGATAAGAGAATTTGCAAATTCAAATAAATAATCTATGAAAGGAGTAAAAACTATGGGTGACACATCATTTAGTGGTGGTTGGATTTTTGCATTTCTAATCATTGCTGTTATCTTTGGATGGGGTGGAGCTGGAGTAGGCGGCAATGCGGCAATGGCCGGTTATGCTACAATGGCAGACGTTAACTCGGCTATCAACAACCAGTCAACACAGCAGGCGTTAGGTGCTATTTCACTTTCCAGCGCAAACAACAACTACGAAACGGCAAGGCTTATCAGCGATCAAAACCTGTCAATGATGCAGCAGAACAACACGAACCTTCTTACGGCGGTTAATGGCTTTAACGCTATTAGTCAGAATATCGCAAGCGGTTTCAATTCTGTCAATCAGAACATTGCTAATCTCGGTTACAAGATGGAAGATTGTTGCTGCTCAATCAAGACTATGCTTCTTGAAAACAGGTTACAGGATACTCAGATTGCTTTGCAGAACGCTCAGAATCAGGCGGTTAATGCACAGCAGAGCCAGTATCTTCTGTCTCAGCTTGGTTCATTTGTACCCACGGCAGCAGTTTAAGGGGGTAGGATATGAACATTATTAAGATATTGTCGGAGAAAATCGATGAGGAAGTATGCGACGCAAAGGCTTATGTTAAGATGGCTATAGAGTACAAAGAAGAGTACCCGGAGTTATCCCGGACGCTTTATAATCTCTCGATGCAGGAAGTTGAACATAAGAACCTTTTGCACAACGAGGTTACGGAGATCATCAGGAGATACAGAGAGACGAACGGTGAACCGCCTGCGGATATGATGGCGGTTTATGATTATCTCCACAAGGAGCAGATCAAGAAAACTCTTGAAGTCAAAATGATGCAATCGATGTATAAGGAATCGTAATGAAGGGGCGCTATATGCGCCCTTTTGTTTCACTTCTGTAACGTCACATACGGAACTATTAATGACAATGTTTGCGTGTTACGATGGTCTCACCAAAAGAAAGGAAGGTGATCATCATGACGACAATGGAAGCAAAAGTATATATTCAATATATCAAAGTATTATTAGAGATTAAAGGTTACACTGAGGATGTTTTAAAAGAAGCGTTAGATATGGCTGATTATGCACTTGATCCGGAGCCGGTTGTAAAAGACCCAAGATTTGAGTGGATATAATTTGCCAGTCAAAAATGCCAGTAATTCACGGAAGCCTTGTAAACACTGCATTTTACTATAACAATATAGGGGTTCGAATCCCCCGTGTCTCAGCAAAAGAAAACCCCTAGAAACAAGCAGTCTAGGGGTTTTTAATGCCTATTTACGCAGTTTTTTGAAGATCGTAAAACAGCGTAATTACGTGCCTTACAACATGACGCTGTGAAAATCTTGCCAGTAAAAATTGCCAGTCAAAAGTCAAAAAAAATATGATTATCTGTCGGGGGTTTCCGTTCCCCCGTTGCCAAAAAGTCCATCCATGACCTTCTGCTGCATCTCCTCATTTTTGTCTTTTAGTGCGTTTCTGTAAACAGATTTCATAACATGATCCGTTTTCCATCCCCCGGCCTTCATGATATAAACATCGGGGATGCCGAGCGAATGAGCATATGACGCATAATAGCAGCGAAAATCATGCAATCGGAAACGCTCAATGCCTAACATATCCTGATATCTATGTAATGCCGCAACAAGTGTAGGTGGGGTCTGATCGTATATCGTTCCTGCCTGTTTGACTTCTTTTACAAGAGAATCCGGCAGATATATTTCACGGGTAGACTCTTCTGTTTTGGTATTATCCCGTATCGTTAAGTGGTTATCTTCATCATAAATACGGGTTTTATTGATTGTTAAAAGGTTTCCGTGAATATCATCGGGTGTTGCTGCGCATATTTCTGATCGTCGCATACCCAAAACTGCAAGCTGAAATGGTATATGATATATAGTCCCTTCTGATGCTTTGAGTATTCTTTTGACCTGTTCCGTTATTGGAACTACGTTTTCTTTCTTCTTTTTCTGCGGCAATGCCGTTTTCAGGACTAGAGATGGCCGGAACATTCCTAGAACGGCTGAAATAAAACCATGAAGGTTTCTTACGGACTTCGGAGAGTGATCTTTGGCATACTCGTTTATCTCGTTTTGAACATCAATTTGCTGAATATCGTATAGTTTCTTTTTCTTAAACCCATCTGAGAGTATGCGTTTACATTTTTGATACCCGCCCAAAGTCGATGGAGATAATACGTTACGCTTTGATTTTATATACTTATCGCAATATGCTTCAAAAGTACCCTTATCCGCTCCTAAATCAGTGTTTTGATATCTTTCCGACAAAGCTATTGTTATTTCACGTTCGTCGGGAATATGGTCGAAATAAAGGTCGTATCGCATACCTTTATAGGTCTTGCGTATTCTGTATGTATTTTCCGATACTTTTTCAGCTTTCATTCATCAATACCATAATCATATAACGCCTGTTCGTAACCCTCATCATATCCGGTTTCATAACCACTATCATAGCCGTCATCATATCCTCTTTTTTCTGATCTATGGGTGTCTACGATATAACCCAAAATAAGGAAAACTATCACAACTATTAAGACTATTTTTGTTGTTTTATCATTATTCATCACAACCACCATTTTTAAGAGGACAATTAAGCACCTGATCCAACAAACGCATATTCGCATCAACGAGTTTCATATTCTCTTCCAGCAAATGATCTATGCGCTTGTCTTTTAACTCAATTTGGTTCTTGACAAAATCAAGGCTTTTTTGGAATTTGGCCGTTTCCTCATCAAGTTTGATATGGTATTTTTCTTTCTCTTCACTTTCAACAGTCTTTATTTTGTTTTCAAGCTCGTCTATGATATCTTTTTTGAGTTTCAAAATTGCTTTTATACCCTTAGTGTTGGTATCGTCATCATTCTCGATATTCTCATCTAATAGCACACTTGCAATAGGCCGCAAGGTAGTTTCATATCTGAATATCTGATCCTCAGACCCTTTTGAAAAAACACGGGAGAGTGTCGTTTTTGAAACGGCAGTAGCGGGATCGTTCAGCTCCATAAGATCAAGGATTTTGTCTAAAGACAGGTTCTTCTCATCTTTTACTTGTTTGAGGGCAAGTATAACTTCTCTTGTCTCGGTCATGTTTTTGTCTCCTTTTTGGAATTACAAATGTGTAACTATTATTCCGGGTCTCACAATGCTACAATCGCAAAATAGAAAGGAGCAGCGCTATGAGTATTGAAGAATTTACAGAAATCTATGTTAATGCAAGTGATGAGGTCAGGATTGAGATTGAAGAAATTTTAAATAAGCTTCAAAGGCAACCTGTTTCTCAGGCGTTAGCCCCTCATATACTGAGTATAATTCTTCCTTCTTGTCATCCGCAGGAGAACTAATAAGATAGATTTCCGGCGGCTCCGTGACAGCATTACCGCTTATTCCCATAAGCTCTAATTCAGATACGTTTAACACTTCCGCGAATTTAGTGATCATAGAAGCAGATAGATCAACTTTTCCGTTTTCTACTTGAGCAATCATGCTCTTACCTTTGTAACCGACGGCTTCCGCTAGTTCTTGCTGTGACATATTATGCAATTTTCGAAGTCTCTTAATATTTGAATATAAGTCCATCATCATAGGGGTATTATACCATAATGTGTAATATAAATAAACAAAAATGAATAAAATACTTGACACAGGTTTAATTAGGTTGTACTATGTGTATGTTCAATAAAATTACACCACAACATATTGAACCAAAAACGCAATATAATCCAACATATTGTAGAAAGGAGTAGTAATGGCAGACATATTAATACTGAAAAATCGCATTTCCGATAGCGGTATGACAATGGTAAATATTGCTAAACGTGCCGGGATAGGACGCGTAACACTATATAACCGCTTGAATGGGAAGGGCGATTTTACCGCATCTGAAATGATGGGCTTAAAAAAGGTTCTAAAACTGACCGACTCTGACGTAAAGAAAATTTTTTTCTAACAGGGTTTAATATAATTGAACCGGAAAGGAGCGTGATATGCCAAAAGTTTATTTATCAGAACAAGATCGGCTGTGTTCCAAACTATCCCGGTATGTGTACGGAAATATGCGTATCAGACGGATAACACAAAAAGAAATGGCTAAAAAGATGAACATTTCGCAGCAGTCACTTAGCCGAAAACTGAAAAATGCGAGTTTTAACTATTCAGATTTTTTGTTTTTTGTAAAGGAATTTGAACCGAGCCAAAAGGAATTACTGGAAATCGTAGGACTATAGGAAAGGAGAAGAACATGGGGAGAACAAAGTTATACGGTATAGGGGTTTTACTTACATTCATAGGCGGCGCAGGTCTGGCCGAAATCAGCACATCATCACACGGAAATTTCATACTTTGCGCAACACTGTTTAGCGTAGGCGTAGCGATTTGTCTTACGGAGTTTATTCGATGAGTGGGGCAATCAATTACAGGCTTATGAAAAAGGTTAGACAGGTAGTAGATGCAGACGTTCAAAAAGAAATCGTTGATCTGGAACACGCTAACGAAGTCGATCTGACACGGACATATGAGCTTGTCTTGAACATGAGTCGTGAAGAAATCGTTGTAGTCGTCGCGGCAGCGGTACAGAAATATCCATACGAAGTTTACAGAACACTAGCACAACACGCAGAAAGGGGAGAAGAACAATGAGGGATATTCAGGAAATCAAGGCTTACATCAGAAAATCGTTGGAATCCGTCTACAACAACGAGAAATACGGTAAACCGCTTATCCACGATCCGAAATTTGCCAGATTTTGGGAGGGCCGCATGGTCGAAGTGGAATACCGAAAGAAAGACCTTGAAACGATCCTTGAAATGTTGAATGAGGACTGAGTTATGACAGGAGAAGTTAAGAGTTACAGCCCGGCACATGGTTACGGATTTATTACAGCAGATGGGATTGATTACTGGTTTCACATCAGTCAATGGAGAGCAATAAACGCATATCCAAAAGTAGGATTAAAAGTCTTTTTTGAACCGTTAGTAACAAGTAAATGGTACAGGACAGCAAAAATACGATTAGAGGAGGATTTACATGAATAACATTATTTACCGAGTGATTTTGAAGGTTGGATACAACGAAGCATGGTTTGAGTTTGACGACTCAGGAATAGCGATCAATTTCGCGTCGGATGCACTTAGATATATGGTTACGTGCGACGACACAAAAAAGAAGTATTACATTTCAATACAGATTGTAGACGCTGATGCAGAGAAAAAGGAAAGTGAGGACGACTAATGGCTAATGAGGTAGCAACAACAAAGAAACAGGGCATAGCCGGATATTTGGCGCAAGAGGCGGTTAAGGCAAATGTAGAAAATGTGGTAGGTGCGAAGGATGCACAGCGTTTTATCTCGTCTGTGGTATCAGCGGTACAGACAAATCCTTCGCTTGCGGAGTGTACGAACGCTTCTATATTATCAGCGGCATTGTTGGGGCATAGCCTTAATCTGCCGCAATCACCGCAAATCGGGATGTTTTATTTCGTGCCGTTCAATGACAAAAAGCGCGGTGTCACAGAAGCAACATTTCAGCTTTCATATCGGGGTATGTTGCAGTTGGCTATGCGATCCGGTCAGTACAAGGCTATCAATGTAACGGATATCAGGGAAGGTGAACTCTCATCCTATAACCCTATTGAAGATGCTTACGAATTTACACCGGAGACGGACATAACTAAGCGTATGGAGTTACCTATAGCCGGTTATTATGCGTACTTTGAAATGATAAACGGGTTCAAGAAGGGTATCTACTGGTCAAAAGAGCAAATAGACGCACACGCCAAAAGGTATTCTGCCACATACCGGAAGGGTTACGGCCTTTGGTCTACGGATTTTGATGCTATGGCAAAGAAAACCATGCTCAGACAGTTAATCAGTAAGTGGGGCATTATGTCGGTCGAAATGGAAAGAGCATACGTCGGAGATCAGGCAGTTATCAGGGAAGACGGAACAGTTGACTATATCGACAACGTACCGGATGAGCCGGAAAAGGCTGTTGATGTTTTTGATACAGAAGTAAAGGAGATTACAAATGAAACTGACGGAGAGTAACTATTTTTCACAGGAAGCAGAAAAAGAATACTGCGGATCAACGCAATACAAAAACTTTATCGGTATGCCGTTAAGACCGGGATGTGAGGAAAGAGCCTTAAAGACAATAAGTGGGGAATATATACCCGAAACAACAAAGGCATTGCTGGAAGGTTCGATACTCGATGCACTTTGGGAAAATGACGATCCTGAGTACATCCTTGAACGTTTCCCGGACTGCGTTTCAAGCAGGGGCGCAACAAAGGGACAGTTAAAGTCTGAATATCAGAAGGTCATTGATATGTATCAGCGCACTTTGAGAGAAGAAAAATTCTGCGCTTATATGTCGGGCGACAAACAGACCATTATGGCCGGTGAAATTGAAGGGCTGCCGTTCAAGATCAAGATTGACTCATATCTTGAAGGTAAAGCGATAGTTGACTTGAAAACGACTCAGACACTTGACCGTAACTTTAGGTATTACATACCGGACAGCGGCGAAAGGTTGCCGTTCTATCTGGCTTACGGGTATGACATTCAGTTGGCTATTTACAGGGAAATAGTGAGACAGAATACCGGTGATAATTTGCTTTGTTATCTGGCTTGTATAGACAAGAAACCGCATCCTATGTGTGACATTATCGAGCTACCGCAGAAACTGCTTGATGATGCTTTAGAGCGGATCAAAGGAAACTGCGAAACGATAATCATGTTGAAAAACGGGGAAATAGAACCGTCAAGGTGTGAAAACTCCGAGTGCGACTATTGCCGTGATACCCATGTTTGTACGGTCATCAGCACAGAAGAATTTGAATTAAACGAAAACGGCAGGCGGTGCATGATCACAAAATACACTGACTATTGCTTAATATGCGGCAAACCTAATCCAGAAGAGCATCATTTAGTGTTCGGTATATCCAAAAGGGCGCTTGCCGATGCCGATTCATTAACTATTCCATTGTGTAATGAACATCATGAACAAATGCACAACCATGATGGAATGATGGCAATGAGCCGTTTATGTGGTCAGTTGTTTTATGAACGTAATATGTGCGCTGCTGGGATGACACCAGATGAAGCCAGAGACAGCTTTAGACGTAGATATGGAATTTCGTATATGTAACCCGGCCGTAAGGCCATAACAAATGCTTGGCTAAATTGTATCACACACTACACCAAAGGCCATTTATTCCCGCCTTCGGGCGGGAGAAAGGGGGGGTATGAAGAAAGACCGACTACCAAAGGTCACTATAAGGGGTAAGTATTACGGCGAACGAACATTGCCCTCATTAAACGATTATTTAGCCGAAATAGGCAAAAATCCAAAGGCAGGCAATAAGTTCAAGGCTGATTATCAAAAGCCGCTTATTTCGGCAATTAGACGGTGTTTAAGGGGGTATCACGTAGAAAACCCACCCGTGATTCTGCACTACAGATTTTTTGAAAGCAGGAAAGGCAAGAGAAGAGACGTTATGAATATCTTTTGCTGCGCGGATAAGTTCTTTGAGGATGCGCTACAGATGGCCGGGATTATCGAAAATGATAACCCGGACTGGATTGAAAACACAACACATGAGTTCTTTTGGATAGATCCGAAAGATGAACCATACATTGAAATCGAGATCGAGGAAAGGGGAAACAATGGGAAGAATAAAGAAACCAACACAATGTGACAAAATCTATAAGTACATGAAGACACATAAAAGAGGAATAACAGCATTAACGGCATTAAGGCACTGCGGATGTTTCGATCTTGCAGGACGCATCAGAGACTTAAAGGAGCGCGGCGTAAAAATAAACAGTGAATACGTCAAAGTTGTTACAGCTACCGGAGAGCAAGTCAGGATCAAGCAATACAAGTTAGCGGAGTGAGAAAAATGGCAGATGCGTTTATAAAACTTCATCGAAAGATGCTTGATTGGGAGTGGTACGACGATGTTAATACTTGCCGAGTATTTATCCATTGTTTGTTAAAAGCGAATTGGAAGTCGGGGTCATGGCATGGCATAAGCTATGATCCCGGACAATTCATAACAAGCCTGCCGACACTAGCAGTGGAAACGCATTTATCAATTCAACAAGTAAGAACTGCGTTAGCACACTTAAAATCAACAGGCGAAATAACAGACTATCAACAGGCTAATTATCGCGTAATTACGGTAAAAAGTTGGTATGAGTATCAGGGAGATAACAGGCAAAGCAACAGACGATCAACAGACAACCAACAGGCCGTTAACAGGCAATCAACAGCAGATAAAGAATATAAAGAATATAAAGAAAGAGAAGAAGGTAAAGAAGTAAAGAATCTATACTACCCGAACGACGAGAAACTTGATAAAGCATTTGCTGATTATGTTGACTACAGAAAAAAGATCAAAAAGCCACTAACAGACAGAGGGATTGAATTAACGATCAAGAGACTTGAAAAATTATCCGGTGGTGACAATGACAAGTCAATCAGGATCATCGAACAATCAATCGTGCAAGGTTGGCAAGGATTGTTTGAATTACACGAAGCAAAAGAAAATAAACCACAGTCCTTATATGACAAATGGATGAACGCATAGGAGAAGGATCATGACGAGAGAAGAGACAAAGAAATTGCTTTTAACCATAGAAGCGGCGTTTCCAAACTTTAAACCTGAGAATCCGACATTAACAGTTGATACGTGGCACTGGGCGTTAGAGGAATATCCTGCACCTGCGGTAAAAGCATCATTGCAGATATACCTTAAAACCAACAAAAGCGGATTTGCACCGAGCGTGTCACAGTTAATAGACGGTATGCACAAGCCAAAAGATCAGGACAGGATGACAGAAGGGGAAGCGTGGTATCTAGTCAAAAAAGCAATAGCGGACAGCAATTATAACGCTAAAGAACGCTTTGAGGAATTACCGCCGGAAGTACAAAGAGCAGTAGGCGGCCATGAAATGTTAAGACAGTGGGCTATGACAGACAGTGACGAGGTAAACACGGTGATTATGTCTAACTTTCAAAGAACATATAAAGCCGTTTTATCACAACAGGAGTATGCAGATAGAGTCCCGGAAGCCATATCCGATATGGTTAAACAGTTAGCGGATCAGGCAAGACTGGACAGAATAGGGGTGAAATCATGAGAAGAGAAGTAACAAGCGTTGATTTTGGCAAATGGATCACAGAAACACGACGCAAAAAGGGGATAAAACAGTATGAACTGGCCGATATGATTCCGGTGCAGCAGAACACGTTAAGCAGGTATGTGACCGGCGATATGATGCCGAGACTGGATGTTTGCGAAAGGATATGTGAGCTTTTAGGCGCTGAACTCGTGATAAGGGAAAAGGGGAATGACGAATAAAGACAAACAAAGGGCAATTTGGAGAGGTGAAGAATGAAAAAAAAACAATATATCAGGGTAAAACTTTATGACGTACCTGTTAAGGATAAAACTAGATACGCAGAACAGAAAGACAAGGAAGCCAGATTGTACGCATTAGCCGAAAAATTACACGTTAAGATTGGGGGAAAGGCAGATACATAATGAAACATTATGGGGATATTACAAGAATAAACGGGGCAAGGAGAAAGAAGATGAAGGATAAAGACGGGTTTGATATACGTTGCGATCATAGTGAGTGGAAAATCATAAACGATAAAGAGGATCACGACTATGTTTGCACAAAGTATTACACTGCCGGATATCATCTTTGTTACTGCGACGATTATTGCAAGGGATACAAACCGCATGAAAGTTATATCAAAGCCCAAAATAATTGAGCCAACAGAAGATGAGCTGAAAGATAAGCTGCTTGAAGAACTGCGAAAAGAGCCGTTATCAATAATTAGTCTGGCCGCTATGTATGCGAAGGGGTTTCAAGATACCGGAGAGGACGTTACAAAGATATACCAGACTGCGGAAGATCAGTGGGCGGCAATGCAAAAAATCTACAACAAAGGATATGAGGACGGGTATAAAAATCACGCACCATTTACGGTAAACGTGATTATAGGGGGCGATAAGAATGACAGTATTTGAAGGGGCTTGCTTTGGTTTTTTAGCCGGGGCAGTTGTAACATTAATGGTTTTTATGATAGGATCGTTGATAAAGGAATATATCTTCCGTCACGCAGAAGTCGGGGAGTGGATAGACTATTCAGACGAGGGTTATGTTGAATGTCCGTTTTGTGGTCATGCTACGAATTGCGAAGATAATATAGACGAATTGCACTATTGTTTTTATTGCGGTGCGAAGATGATTGAGCCACAGGAAAGGAGCGATAAGGAATGACAATAGATAGTAACGAGTTAATCAGAATATTACCTGCTATGCTACAAGGCAGAAAGAAATTTGCAAAGACGGCAGACGGTGGTAATTATCATATCGGCAAAGTAGATGAATGGTGTTTATTCTATTCAGATGTAGTAAAAGCAATAGAGGATTTTTGCGAATACAAAAAGACAGGTAAATATATATTATCTGCACCGATAGACGGAAATTGGAATGTACTCAATGCTTATCAGTATGTGCCACAGGAAAGGAGTGATAAGGAATAAATGAATCGAATAATAAGAGATTTAATGCTTATCTTGTTAATACTAATTATACCGATGTGGTTAATGGAACTGTTAGAAATAGATGTGTCTTTACAAAAATTATCCCAGAAAGTGGGGATATTGTAAAATCAAGTAAACTATTTAATGGTAGATGTGCTTGGTGTGGAAGTAAAATAGAAGGAGAAAATAAATGGATGTACTGATTAGTATAAGTGATGAAATATACAGACATGCAAAGGACGGAAGCGAGGATTCTAATGACGAATGGAACGCTATGAGAGCAATAGCAAACGGCACACCTATACCCGACAATGCAACAAATGGAGATGTGATAAAGGCTATGTTCCCGAATACGAGTTTACATATAGACGAAAGGTCGCATACCATATGGGTTGGATATGAAGAAATGTCATTTCGTATTGATTGGTGGAACGCACCATATCAGAAAGGCGGTAAAGAATGATAACAATGTCAGATGCTATATATGTGGCTATTACATTATTACTTGTGTTTGGAATCGGATATTTTCTTGGTTGGATGAGCGGACGAGAAAGGCGGTAAGGAATGACAGATGAAGAATTAAATCTATGGGAAAGACAACCGAATGTATGCCGAGTTTTAATATCAAGAGAAATGGGAGCGTGGTTAAAAAGGCGTGACGAGAACAAAGCAAAGCAACAGCCAACAGTTGATGTGCTTGACAAGATAAGGGCAGAGATAGCCGAGTATAAGGACGATAAGGTTATTCACGCAGAACAAAATGAAATGATTGATATAATGCTTGAGATTATCGACAAATACAGGGGGTGATTGAATGAAATACGCAATAGCAAGAGGAATGATATTCATGGACATAATACCAAAGCAGACAGAAGTAGCGGTCAGAACAGAGGTAACAGGGGATTTTAAGACGTTATCTTTATCGGATGACAAGAACTTGATGATACAAGTGGTGGTTACACCCGAAGTCCGTAAGGTACTTAAAGATATTTGCAAGTAAAGGAGCGTGATTGAATGACAACATTTGAGGGGATGTGTTTTTGTTTTTTAGGTGGGGTCGTAACTACACTAATCTGCGTACTAATAGGGGTTTATTTCAACAGGAAGGAGAAAGATATGAGTGGGATCAATAATCTTCAATACAACAAGATGTTAGAAGATTACAAAAAGGACGGGAAGTTTTCTGATTACGTCCGGGGCTGCATGAGGAACTATGGAACAACGGTAAGAGAGGAACTGCACAAACAGATCACATGGGAATACTACAAAAGTGTGACTACGGGGGTCAATAAATGAGAATACTGCTAGGGATGCCGTGTATGCGTTCAATACCATTCAAGACAGTGGTCAGCCTGTTAAATACTGTCAAAAAGGGCGTTGTTGACTGCGCAATGGTTGAGGGATCATTAGTTTATGATTCCAGAAATACGATCGCACAAGCAGCTATAGACGGCGGTTATGATTATGTCCTGTATGTTGATAGTGATATGGTTTTCAATTCTCAGGATGTGGAAAACCTTGTCAGGCGGGATACGGATATAGTGACCGGCCTTTATGTCACAAGAAACGGAGAAAATCTAAACGTGTGTTATTCCAGCGTCACAACAAGGGGCTGGAGACGGCCGCCAAAGATGATCCATGATAACCTCGACTCAGGATATGCCGAAATAGCCGCCTGTGGGTTCGGATTTTGCCTTATTAAGACAGAGGTGATAAAATGTATGTCTAAACGATATAAGAGCTTATTTGAGCCAAAATGGGGGCTAGGAGAGGATATAGCATTTTGTGTCAGAGCTAAACGATGTGGTTATAAGATCATGGTGGACCGGGATGTAAAGCTGGGACATATAGGAGAAATGGTTTATGAATAATAAAATGACAAACGAAAAAGCATTAGAGGTGCTAAAAGACACTTTCGCAACTTTCTATAGCTCCGACAAATATACACAAGAAGAAACTTGTGGGGCTTATGATATGGCAGTAAAAGCGCTGGAAAGAGAACCGGGGTACAAGAAAAAGATATCAGAATTGTATCAAGAATTATCGGATATCTATAGACGCTTGACAGAAGAATATAATAGCCTTTACAGACATATGTGATTTTACAGGCATTAAGGGCGCTATAAAACGGCGTCCTTTTTGTTGTCTATGAATATATAAAAAGGCGCCCCCAACAGTAGGACGTCTGCCGGGGGCTAAACAAGCAACCAACTTGTTATTGATATTATATCATCCCTTTGCGTCTTTGAAAAGCTTGAAATCAGCCCGATAAATATAATCATCATAATAATTATTTAATGGGTTCAGCATGAAAAACGAAACAATTATATCATCTTGAGAAAAACGATCCGGGTCATAGTGTATATAATTATAATATACTTCTCAATATGCTTCTTGAGATTCAAGCAAAAGATCATTCATTAACGCCTCTTGATAGGCTGCTCGTATCTCTTTAATAGTCGTGCTGATGATCCGGTCCGATAAGTCTGGGACCTGTGCAAAGATATCTTTTTCTGCCTGTTTGTGATATATATTTAATGCCCTGTTATAATTATTCATGCTCTGATCCTCCTTTTATATCATGTATGTACCTTGTCTCTTAAACTGATCGTTCCATAAGTCCCGTATCTTTTCAGCTTGTTTTTTCGTTTCGCAGATGCTTGCATTTACCATACCGGCCATATTATCAAGCCGCCTGTATAAATTTACACTTGAGTCCACTTTGGTTATATCGGCGTAATGCTGCCTGTATGCTTCATCTTCACCAAAAAATGGTGATGCTATACAATCTATCACATAAACTATATAAAAATTTCTCATAATGCGGCCCTCCTTTATGCAAAGTCATATATCCATGACTCAAACTGCTTGATATCAAAAGCGTCATCCAAGTCGGTATATATACCGGTTGCAAGCCTTATTAGTTCATCGTCATTGTTTGTGAGATTATATACAACGTCGTCAACATATCCAGCATGGATTAAACCCTTTATAAATCCTGCTCGGTCGTTTTGTAATGCGTTCTCTAAATCCTCAATAGTTCTCATGATCCGGCCTCCCTTCTGCTTCAAGCTGCTTCCAAAGCTCTTCACCGTATATCCATTTAATCTCATTCCAGAGTGATATATCACCGTCGATGATCTTCCGATTCCGTTCTTCTTGCGCTTGTGCTTCTTCTCCCGTGACTTTCTTCCCGTCTATGTAATAGTTTTTATTAAGGTCTATCATATATCGTCCTTTCTCCGGGCCATAAGCCGGGCCCGGTACGGCGTGTTGCTTATACAGTGATCCTGCTGATTCCATATGCATCCCGTGTTGTCCAGCTCAACGGCTCAACCAGCGTTTTTATCTGTTTTTTAAGCATTTCAATCTGTTTTAAGGTATCGTCTATCGTTTCAAGATCGTGTTCGAGTCCAGAGATTTCCTTCATCAGTCCAGCGTAATTATTGTTTATATGCTCCAACCATTGTGCAGCGTCGATCCTTTTCCCGTCCTTCAAGTCACTTTTTGCTATATACAAGATCGAAACAGATTCAGACATCCCGTGATTGCATCCGTGGGCTACAATCTCAATCCAGCCGCCGTATGCTATGTGACAATATACTGCACCATAGGGATGCTGCTCGTCTGTTGTGGCTTCTTTAAGGGCTTTATCCAGCTTGCAATTATAAACCTTGCCATCAAACTGCTGCACAACCTTCTTTACTACCGGAAAATACTTGACAAGCTCCTTTTTTCCGTCGATCCTGTTCTGTATATGCTTTCTTCTTTCGTCGTTTGATCCGTATATCATCTTTCATTCCTCCTTTATGCGTATATCATGCTAGTATCTGCAAAAACGTGTGTTTTATATCCGTCGTTGGTGGTTTCAATCTTGTAATAGTCGCCGGTCCCGAAAAAATCAGCTACAAGATCGAAATAATGAGAGTAGTGATAATCAATGTTGTTTTCCTTGCAATACCGGCCCACTACATCATTAGTGGATCGGTTCGCGTTTTCCTTTGTCCAGTCGATAGTAAACAGATAATCAATATAAGTCATCCTTTTGTCCTCCTTTATAGTTGGTTGCTATGCCGGGATTATAACCGGTCCCGGCGCCGGTTGTTTTCTTATTTAGCCATTACAGCCCGGAATTGATAGCCCATTGAGTTATAATTGAGTGATTCTAAAACCTCGTTAACCTCTTCTTTGTTGTAAAGTCTATCTGAAAAGACTTTCCATTTTCCGTTGTTCCCTTTTCTGATCTCAATTAACCGGGGCATTTCATCACTCGCAATCTTGATAATGTTTTCTAACATTTCGGTATAGGTTAAAAGACCTCTTTTGTAATAGCTTGTTTGGTTAGTGATGTTTTCAAGAATATTCATTTTGTGTCCTCCTTTGTGCTGGTTGCCTGTTTATGATGGTCCTATGGTAACACGCTAGCGGCAAGTCCGTCAATCGGCAAGCTTTACCAAATATACGGCTAGCGTGTTATGCAGTTTTACCAAATCAGTGAAAAGCTCCGGCATATGTTAGGCAGCTATTAGGGATCTTGTAATATTTGCCTGCTAATGATTCTATAGCGTCATCAGGATCGTAATAAACAATATCATCTAATGATACAATGTGATTCGAGTTATCTAATTCGGTAGTGTATGCCTTGCCGCCTTCCATCGTCTCATAGTCCTTGATCTGATAGACGTATTTATTAGGTTTTCCGTATCCTGCAAGTATTATTCCGAGTGTTATATTTTTCATGATGATCCTTTCTCCGGCGCTTTACCCGGCGCCGGGCGGTGTAGTGGTCTAAAAGTCCGTGAAACGTGATCCAGCTCTTTCGATCTTCCTTTTGACAATTCCTTCAACAGCATTAAAGTAATTGTTTATGGTCTCCTCATCATATGTCGGGAATTCTTCCTCGATCTTTTCAAGGGTTTCAACTTTCCATATGATGTATTCACTCTTTGATAATGGTTTCCAGTTTTCCATGTTGACTCCTTTCTAATCTTCTATGATCTCATTAGTGATATAAGCTTCATTAAACCACTGCCGCGCTTCGTCACGTTCCGGCTTTGCTTCGTCGTATGTATCGTATAAAATCCCGGTGTAGTCGTCGCAATATTCATCAAAACCATCTGATGTTGTCCTGTATATAACCACTTTGTAAACGTTTCTCATGTTGACTCCTTCCCGGCAGGCCGGCAGCGCCGGCCGCCTGTTTGATAGTTTATGCTGCATATATATAATCAATTACTTTCTTTCTGTATTCCTCTTGTTCCGGATGAGCAGTGCAGGCAAGTATTATGTTTGTTAATACTGCGTCTTGATCGAATGTAGTAGCTGTTATTTCAAAGTGATAACACTTAAAGCAGTTTCCTCGATAATCATAATTGAAGATCATCCCGGCCTTTTCGGCGGCGGCCTTTGCTAACTCATAATTGGGATAGTGTGCAGTATCAAATATATATTTATTGTTTATCATAGTGTTTTATCCTTTCCGGCCGCCGGGATAAACCCGGCCGGCCTTGTGTGCTGTTTATGCTGTGGCTTCAATCTCCCTGTACTGTGATGCGGTTCTTTCTGTAAATCTCTGTGATCCGTACATTTCGCGGATTGTCTGAAGGTCTACGCTCTTTTTTGAGTGCTTCCGGTACGGTTCAAAGTGGAAGTACCATGCCGCTTTATTCTTTGACCATTTGAAGTGCAGATCCTTCAATACGTCTTTATGTGTTTTCGTGTCGCCTGTTACCCATAACCAAGACCCACAAAGCTCGATCATAAGGCCGGGGCACTTCAAAAGTGCGTTAATGATTGCGGCGTACTGTTCCGGCGTTTCTGTCGTTTCCTTTTCGTATGTCTCACCGTCCTTGTTAACGTGAACATTTTTGAGTCTGTTGAAAGCCTTTTCGTAATCGGCCTGCATTTTCTGAAAATCCGCTGTAGTATCGCGGCCGGGGTTACAATCCGGGTGAAGTTCCCTTGCGAGCTTCTTATAGAGCTGCTTTACATCTTCCAGTGTTCTTGCGTCCTCAAAATAATCTCTTGTCATGGTGTTCTCCTTTTCTCCGGTGGAAGCCGCCGCCGGTCGGTTGCGTTTCGCTTGATCTGAGTGCAAGATAACACGCTAGCGATATATCCGTCAATCCGGAATGTTGCACAAAGAACACGCTAGCGAATTGTGCAAGATGACGATAGCGTGTTATACTAATATATGATATATTTTATATATGCAAAGTACAGCACATAAGAAAGCTACACAGAGATACGAACAAAAAGCCTATGATAAAGTATTGCTTAGGATCAGAAAAGACACTGAACCAACACGGGAGACGATCACGGCGGCAGCCGATGCGGTCGGCCTGTCTCTTAATGCTTACATCATGGAAGCTATACGGGAGAAGATCAGCCGGGCCGGTCCTTCTTGACGGCGGCGGCGAAAAGGCATAAAATTTGTTATATGCACTATGTAAAGCGTTAGAGTCTTTATAAATAAAATATACTGGAATGAATAAAAGGCGCGTTAGTCCTACGACTGGCGCGCTTTTTGTATGGGTGAAATATGGCAGCGGATAAAAGAACACAGCACAAGAAAAGAAGAGACGCGAAGCGCGACCCGGTCACCGGAAAATCAGAGTATGAAAAGGTAATGTCGGGAGAGATCGAGCCGACAGGATGCCAAAAGGGATGGAAGAATCTGCGGCCGGTCCCGTTCGATCAGATGACAGAAGAGCAAGCGCTAGAGATAAGGAGAAAAGGCGCGGCAGCGGTCCGGGAGATCAGAGGAGAAAAGAAAACAGCTAAACAGGTATTAGAAAACTTGTTAACCCTTAAAGCTACAGATGAGCTAATAGATAGTGCAGACTTAACACCGGAACTAATTGAAAGACTAAAGAAGGGCGCGAAGGGCGCGACGCTGTACGATCTAGTTGGAGCAGTTGCACTAGGAAAAGCACTAGACGGAAATATCAAGGCCGCCGAGTATATCCGGGACACATACGGAGATAAGCCGGTTGACAAGGTCGAAGTGCAGGCGGACATCATGACGGACACAGACCGCGCAATGCTGCAAAAGATCAGCGCAAGGCTTGACGATCCGGGACTTGTGATCGTGCAGGACGTGACCGGCAAAGACACTACCTAAAATGCACGCATGAGAAGATATAGTATTACCTATTCGCTAAAGTGATCTTTCGCGCACAGATCGAAAATAGCCACAAACCCGCATGGTTGACACGTTTATCGGGAATCGGGAACGGCCTTGATGATCCTAGAGGTTGACATAAATACACACTTGATCTGTCCAGATGATATATACACTCATTTGATCTTGATTTTTCCATAGATCATCTGGATACAGTGTTGGCGGCGGCTTCCGGATCATTTCCCAGCCCGGCAGGACACCCCCACCCTGCGGCGCGAAAAAATTTCCCGGCGGGAACCCCCCGTCTTGCTAGAAAATATTATTTCAGAAACGGAGTGTTAACACCATGACAGAAAACACAAAAGTCTTAGGAATACGGCTAGAAAACAGGGATAAAGAGAAGCTATCAAAGTATCTAAATAGGGAGAGTGCGGAAAGTCTTTTAAGGCAGATAGAGCGCGGGGAGATAACCCTGACACGAAAAGGTGTAGTAATGGAGCGTGTTAACACCAAAGTAGGGGATGTTAACACCACTATAGAGCGGGTTTCAGAAAAAAATGCAGTAATAGACACTGTTAACACCATTTCGGAAAGTGTTAACACTTGTGAGAACTGCCCCTATATGGATGATCTAAATATGGATGGATTTAATGAAGTATGTGAGTACAAAGGGATAGATAGGCAGAAAGCACTGGATAAATGCGTTCAAATGCTGTGGCGGTGAAAAATCAAAAATCGTCGTCGCTATCGCGAAAGAAAGGAGAAGGGGGAGAGTATGACAGTAAGGGAAGCGAAAAAGGAATTAAGACCGATAAAGGAAATGGCATCTGATATAAAGGCCGTGGAATTAGAGATAGAACGCTTAATGACCGTAGCGACGAAGATGACACCTAACTATGATCCGGTTGGGTCTAGTAGTCATCAGAACAAGATCGAGGAAGCCGTGATAAAAATGAACGACTATAAATCCCGGTTGACGGATATAGTTCTTGAAAGTTTGGAAAAGAAGAACGAGTGCTTGAACAAATTAGAGAACGTGCAGCCAAAATCCCTGAGAAAGATTCTCCTGTTGTACTATTTCAACGATATGACCATTGAGAAAGTGGCTGAGACTATCGATAGATCACCGAGATGGACATATGAAATGTATAAAACCGCTTTAGAGGAATACGCGAAAAAAAATTGAAAAAATTTCTCTCACATCATGTTTTTGCATAAAATTATCTGATATTTTGTTAATGGTAAATTTGTTTTCATTTGGTAACTTCTCCTGTAAGGGCTGTCTTAGGGCAGTCCTTTACTAATGTATGGATTTAACAGCCTATAAACCTAGCGAATTAAGAGAAAAAGAAATAGATTATTGCCGGGCTAACCTTGAATATTTCGTAGAAACCTACGGACATATTGAGGATAAGGACGCAGAAACCTTGATTCAGCCATTTAACTTATGGGATAAGCAAAGGAAGGCATTGAGGTCGTTCAGAGACAACAAACTGAACGTGATCCTAAAAGCCCGTCAGCTAGGTATTACGTGGCTGGTTTTACATTACGCCCTGTGGAAAATGATAAATCCGGGGCGAACAGTCATAGGACTGTCAAGAACAGAGGACGAAGCGCAAGAGCTTGTAAGAAGGATGTCCGTCATCCTCGATAATATGCGAGAGCTATTCGCACCTAAAACCGATCAGCCGATAAACTGGGTGAACAGCACATGGGAAAACACCTCACTTATTTTAACGATTCACTTCCCCAATCTCCCCGATAGTGTTTTCAAATGCTTCCCAAGTTCACCCAATGCGGCCAGATCGTTTACCGCAGACTTGATTATTTTTGACGAATGGGCGTTCCAGCAGTTTGCAGAAGATATCTGGAAGGCGGGTTTTCCGACAATAAACAGACCATCAGGCGGTCAAGTAGTCGGATTATCCACAATAGAGCGCGGTTCGTTCTTTGAAAACATATTTACCGACCCTGATAACGGGTTTAACAAGATATTTATACCGTGGTATGCAGACCCCCGAAGAGACGAAACGTGGTATGAGAACACAAAACGTACTATGGGGGACATGATAACGCAAGAATACCCGGCGACTATAGAGGAAGCCTTGACTGTACCGGGCGGATCGTTCTTTCCTGAGGTCAAAAGGGAAACTCATGTTGTCAAAAAGGAACTTGAAGGTAAGTTACGGCGGTATGTTAGCATAGATTACGGCTTAGATATGCTGTCTGCGCACTGGATTCAAGTGGATTGTCACGGAAATGCGCAGGTTTATCGTGAATATGACGCACCGGACAAGACAATAGGCGCAGCTTGCGACATTTTGATGTCAATGTCCGAGGGTGAACACATAGAATACTGGCTTGCACCGTCCGATTTGTGGTCAAGAAGCCAAGAAACGGGTAAATCAAGGGCAATTTTGTTCTCCGAGAACGGAATTAATCTGACAAAAACAAGCAGAGACTTTCAAGCGGGGTGTGCATCCATGAAAGAATGGCTGAAAGTCGTCGATGAACACCCGAAATTGACGATTTTAGACGGTTGTGCGCCTAATTTGTACCGTTGTTTACAGAAAATACAAAAAGACAAGAAAAGACCGAACGTTTACGCAAAAGACCCGCACGATCTAACCCATGATCCGGATTCGTTAAGGTCGTTTTGTGTTTGGTGGGTCAGAAGCCCGGATATTGACTATGACCGGATAGAAACTAAACAGCATAGGTCAATCCTTGAAGATATAGAAAACGCAAGCGAAGAGGATAGAGAGTACCTTCTCGCTAAATACGGTGAGCCGGTATGAGGTTTAAGAAGCTAATGAAAAAGGTCAAGAAGGCAATAGCACCGAGTTCAGAAGAGAAGAAACGCGATAAATGGCGTGGAAAGCTGGAAGAAGCCAGAATTGCATACGGATCGACCCTTAAAGAGATATCTAAAAATCAGGGCATCTATGAAGGCACTAGAGAGGTAAACGGAAACCCGAACACCAATTTAGCTGCTAAGACTTTGGCAATCAATGTTAGAAATATCGCTTATGAATTGATCGAGTCGCAGGTAGATTCTTCAATTCCCATGCCAAAAGTCACAGCACTCCATGAAGGTGACGAAGAGTTAGCCCGTTCTATAGAAAGAGCCTTAGTAAACAAGGTTAAACTGCTTAAATTGTCCATACTTAATGACCAGATGGAGAGGACAGTTCCGGTCAAGGGCGGTGACTTCTTCCTTGTTGAATGGGATAACGATATGGGTTTTCACTCAAATTACGGTGATGTGAACGTTCTTGAGATTGATCCGAGACAGGTTATACCGCAACCCGGCGTTTCAAAGATAGAGGATATGGACTATATCTTCATCCAGACTGCCAAAACAAAAAAAGCGGTTAAAGAAAAATACAACGTTGATGTTGAGGACGCATCCGAGGAATACAAGGATATAAGGGGCGCAGAAGGCGATTCTAGCCTTGATAACGATCTAGTCACAGTAAATACCGTCTACTACAAAAATAACGGCAAAATAGGGCGTTTCGTGTGGGTAGACGACTATACCTTAGAGGACTTAGATGATTATCAGGCAAGGATCACAAGAAAATGTAAAGAATGTGGCTTTGCGACAGAAGAAAAGGTATGTCCTCAGTGCGGTTCTAAGAGATTTGAAGAAACCGAAGACGAGCAATTCTCGATAGAAATACCTTTAATGCAGGAACAGGGCATAGACCCGGAGACGGGCTTACCTATGGAGATATCTGCAACGGAAACTATAACGCTTGACTATTACAAGCCTAATTGTTTCCCGCTGATAGTTAGGAAGAACGTATCAAAAAGCAATTCCCTGTTAGGCTTTTCCGATGTCAAAGTCATTGAAGATCAGCAGGATTTAATCAAGAAAGTCGGTTCAAAGGCCGCAGAGAAGACATTAAAGGGCGGTTCTATTGTTACGTTACCAAGAAACGTAAAACTTGAAACGACTGATAAGGAATTGAAGATAGTTCGATTAGAAGACCCGCAGCAAAAGTCGATGATCGACGTTCTTAATATGCAAGTCAATATCCAACAGGATATGCAGATGGTCAATAAAGCCTATGAAGATGCAAGGTCTACGTTGGGTATTACGGACGCATTTCAGGGTAAATATGACCCGTCTGCGGTATCAGGTACGGCTAAACAGTATTCGATCAATCAGGCAGCCGGTCGTTTGGAGTCCAAGAGAGTTATGAAGAACGACGCATATGCAAAATTGTATCAGTTAATGTTCCAGTTCTGGCTGGCATATGCAGACGATCCGTTACCGATTACGGGTAGTGGTGTAAACGGCGAACAGGAATACGACATACTCGACAAAAAGGATTTCATCAAACAGGACGCAGCCGGTGATTACTACTGGAATGACGAATTTTTGTTTGAGACTGATCCTACATCGACCATGATGGCCAACAGAGAAGCAATGTGGCAGCAGATCGATATGAAATTGCAGTCAGGCGCTTTCGGTCAGTTAGGCTCTTTGGAGACTATGAGACTGTACTGGTCATTGATGGAAAAGAACCATTATCCGAACGCAGGTGACGTTTTAAGTCAGATAGAACAGATGCTTGTTGAACAGCAACAGGCAATGATGCAACAGCAAGCAATGATGCAAGGGGGTATGCCAAATGAAATGCCCGTTATGTGAAATTGAAATGCGGATAACCGCTTCCAGAAACATTATCAAAATGGAAGACGATGTACCGCACTTGTTCACGGAACAGGATTTGTCCTGCCTAAATGAAAAGTGCGAAAACTACAACACTGTAGTTGAAACCGTGAGCAATGAACAGCCGGTCGGCTAATAAGCATTACGCTTTTAGATATAACTCGCAGTAAACGCGCAAAAATTACGAAAGGAAAATTGAATAATGGAAAAGAAAAATCTTCTTGATCTCGACTTACAACTCTTTGGAGAGGAAGTCGAAGACACAGGCGTAGAAGTGCAAGAAACCGCCGATCTTGCAGAAGAGGACGACAGTTCTGATGAAGTTGACTACTTTGAAACAAACGACGAAGAAGAGGAAGAACCGGAAACCGTCGAGCCGGTGCAGCAGTCAGCCGAAGAGAACGCGCGCTATGCAGCTATCAGGCGCAGAGCTGAAGAGGATGCTCGGAGAAAATATGCGAGTATGCTTGAACCTTTGAACCAGAGAGTAGCCGCTATGTGCGACGGGGTAACACACCCGGTTACAGGACAACCCGTAACAAACGTGATTGAATACTTTGATGCGTTGGAGAATCAGGAAAGAATACAGAGGGAGCAGGAGCTTCAAGAGAAGGGCGTTGATCCTTCGTACATTGATCGTGCAATAGCTTCAAACCCGATGGTCATTCAAGCAAACCGGATAATCCAACAGCAGCAACAGGCAGCAGCAGATTCAGCATTACAGACTGATATATCAAAGGTCGTGGAAATTGACCCGAATATCAAGTCGTTTGATGATCTTGCTAATATGCCTAACTTTCCGGAAATAGCCCGTCAAGTTGGAAGGGGTCTGAGTTTAGTTGATGCGTATAAGATGGTCAATTTTGAGAATTATATGCACCAAAACAACGAAGCGGCGCGACAGAAGGCCATAAACCAGATGCGGGGTAAAAGTCATTTAGCGTCACGGCCTGTAAGCGTTGCGACAGAGAATGATGACGTGGAAGTACCCGCAGAGATCATGAAATCTTGGAAGGCCGACGGGAAATCAGAAAAAGATATACGCGCACTGTATAAGACAGTAGCGGGGAAATTAAACATCAGTTGAAAGAGAGGACAAAGATATGGCATTTGAATTTTACAAAGCCGAGACTGATGCTGCGCCTATCGAGAAAGAAGTCGTAGCAACTAACGGCGTTACTTACAATCACGGATGTCTCCTTGTTTATGGATCTGCAGGGACAGTTACGACGACGACGGCACAGCCTGAGTTTGTATACACGGGCAAGACCGTAACAGCAAAGACCGGCGACAAGCTCGCAGTTAATGTTGTTCTGCCTGAGTATGAGTACATCACGACACTTTCTGCAAGCGGTCAGTCGCTTAAAGCCGGTTGGAAGGTTACAACGGATGGCGAACACGCAACGGCTACATCGGTTAGTGGAATATTTGAGCTTCTTACAGGCGGCGGTGCTTCCGGATCACAGGTTGTTGGTAGATTTTCATAAAAGGGGGATAAAGCAATGGCAGTTATATTTAGCAAACATGGCGGCCTTAATGACGAGGCGTGGAAAGTCATTGACACTGAGCTGTCAATGGTTATACAGGATACAGACACAGAAAAGAACAAGGACGACGAGCTGCTAAAGGCTCTTTACAACGTCAAGAAGTCAAAGAAGTTCGGTGAGAAGCAGGGATCAATGACCGAGTTCGGAAACTTTGAAGAAGTAACCGAAGGCGATAACGGTGTAGCAGATGACTACTCGATGGGCTTCTCAAAGCTGATCGAGCATCATCAGTTCATCAAGACCTTTATGTGTACCAGAGAAGCAAAGGACGACGGACAGATCGATCTTATGAAGCAGACCGCAGCTAACTTTGTTCGTGCATACAAGAGATCAAGAGCGCAGTACGCTAGCGATTGCCTTGTTGCAGAGGGTGAAACATTCACATATGGAACAAAGACATATGACAAGACGACAGGCGATGGCAAGGGACTTTTCGCTACAGATCATCCGGGCAAGAAGACTGGCGTTCCTACACAGTGTAACGTCTTCACAACCGCTTTCGGATCAAACGCAACAAACCTTTACAAACTTGCTAATATCGGGCGTAATTTCCTTAATCAGTCAGGTAACGTAATGGGTTACACGTTTGATACAATCATCATTCCCGGAAATACACCGGCTCTTGAAGACCTTATTAAAAGGATTATTCATTCAGAGCAGATCGTCGGGTCTGATTTTAACGACATCAATACTCAGAAGGGTGTTTGGAAGCTCGTTGTAAATCATCGTTGGACAGCGGCATCCGGTACAGCTCCTTACATCATCATGAGTTCAGAAGCACAGAGAGAGCTTAACGCAGGCGTATTCTTCGACAGAGTACCTCTTGATGTTTCAAACGAAGTGCTTAATAAGTCGAGAAACCTTGAATGGTCAGGTTACGCTAGATGGAGCGCAGGCTTCAATGACTGGAGAGCGTTCATCATGGGTGGCGCACAGAACGGACAGAGCATACCGTCATAAAGGGGGTTCGCATGATACCTAAAGGACTTAAAGTAGGCGATACATATCTTGAAGATAAATTAGTCTACAAAGTAACTAGGGTTGTCAGCGAAGGCATTTACGAAGCGACTTGGACTGGTAAAATCCAGTCCGAGCCGCTTTCTGCTGAACAGCCGAAAGAAGAAGTAAAAGAGGACTATATGTCAATGCAGTATGCGCAGCTAAAAAAATTATGCGCAGATAGAGGGCTTGACGCAAAAGGAACAAAGGCCGAGCTTATAGCAAGGTTAGAGGGATGAAATGAGTACATGGTATGACTTGAAATTGGCTGTATTACAGAAAATGTTTGCGGCAGACGATAAAGTGGTTGTTGACGAGTCCACAATGGGCTATTTAGCCGCTATGCCGCACGTAGCGAATGAAGGATTAGCGTTACTTGCTACGGCTGGTAAATTCATCACTAAGTCCGTTAAAATCGCTCAGATGGATATACAGAATCTTGTATCACCGTCTATCTCCGATCCTATACATGAGTTTTCTGAAGGCTATACTTATACAACAGATCAAGGGCAGTCATACTATTTTGAAGCATCAGGCACCGGAGTTTGCAATATATACGTCGATGAAGTATTGGCTGACTCAATAAGCATCGAAACAAAAGGCTATGAAATATTCAAGGGGCTTATCTCCAACCTTGAAAAGAAGCCTGTCAAATTTGAGTTCATAACCCTGTTTCCTATGGGGTTAAGGAATATCGCAGTCTATAAAGAGTCATTTCCGAGCGAAGAGGATATTGTACCTTACACCGACAAGGTTAAGTACGATATGTCAGTATTAGCGCCGGATTTCTATATGATCGACCCTCAGGGTATCTTTTATGAGGGATCATATCAGCAGTATCTCCAAACTACCGATTTTTATCAGGAAGGCACAAAAACACTTGTCTTAGACAGAGATATGATAGGGAATTTCACGGTTTATTACAGGGCGTATCCAGAACAGATAACACCCGAAACGGACGATGAGTACGAATTACCTATTGATCCCGAAGTGTATGTTTTGTTGCCCTTATATATGGCGTCTCAGCTTTACAAGGACGATGACAACGGTATTGCTACGGCATATAGAAATGAATTTGAAGTAGGCTTTGATAGGTTAGTCAATTCAGCTAATTTGTCGGCTTTTGAAGAGTTTACCAGTGAGAGTGGGTGGATTTAATGCCTGTATCTTTCAAAGTTCCAAGCTCACCTAAAAAGAATATATTTGTTATAGATCAGTTCAGGGGTGTTGATTTTACTGACACCGAAACAAACGTTGACGACAACAAGAGTCCTAATGCGGAAAACATGGTGCGCTTAGTACCGGGAAAAGTCCGTAAAAGAACAGGATATAAGACAAGGCTTTTATTTGCGGATACAACGGATGTAAACCGCGCTATAAAGTCATCTGACAAGTGGACTGAGTTACATATAAGCGCTTCATCAAGAGATAGCGGATATGTCCTGTCAAAGTTTTATGACCTGATCCCAGCTAACACGAATGTCGAAATACGTTTTGTGGTTGAGTTTGTGGGAAGTTATGCTATAGATATTTATCCACAGACTAAACCGGGTGGATACTGGACTGGTACGGGTACGGTAGAAGAACCCTATGAGGACGTATGTTCACTTAACAGCTATGTCACGGCTAATACTATATCCGATTTAAGGGTATGGAGAACCGCAGACGCAGGCGAAGACGACTATTTCAAGATTAAGGAAATGCAGCTTTGCTTCAAAAAGAGTGCATCGAGCGCCGATAAAATGGAATGGTCGGCAGCACCAGAGGACACAGGGGCAAAGTATGTAAAGCGTTCAACTACTGATCCGGTCTATGGATGCCATATACTTAAAGCATACAATGCGAACAGGGTTGTAAATGTCAACCGAGCCTTAAATACGTCTGATACGTCTGAGACAATATCAGCGCCGTATTCTCCGAGTGATGCCACTTATGAGTTAGGAGAGTATCTTTACAAGGATAATGACACATCCATAAGGGTATATGTCGAGTTTGACTATACTGCGACAGCCGCTTTCAAGGTGGCCGTAGGCGGTGGGGGATCCGCATCTATAGCCGCGTCAAATTCAGAAAAACACTACTCAGGGAATTTTAGTGCCGGTAGTTATACGTCAAAGGACGTATTTTTCAAGTCAACAGCATCAGGCACAACGGCAACACTGACTATAAAAAAGTTCGCCGTTATGTACGAAAAGGACAGTAACTATACATGGTCATCAGCCCCGGAAGACAGAGGGCTTGAATTTCATATTGAAGACGTATACGGGACAGACGCTTACAACTATTCGACTATTACAGACTACTATGAATCCATTGAGTCAACGTCGTTATATGCTGAATCAACGGCAACAATCGGTAGTGCGGCGTCGCTTGTATCCGGCTTTGGACACATAATGTTCGATCTTGAAACGTCTACATCACAGACTATAAGCAAGATCGAATTATTAGTTATATCGAATCTGTCAAACGTGCTTGAAAAGATAGAATTTACCGAACAAGTCAATCAGCACTTTGATATGTACTTAGCTACAAACAGGGCAAACGGGGAATATTTTACAGAGCTTCAAGTAAAATACTACCTTGATAGCGCCGATGCAACTTGCTTGACGTACTTTAAGAATATTTCCGTAAGGCGTGTATCGTTAAAGAGTGATTATACATCGTTTGCAAAGAATTATATTTATCACGTAGGTAAGATATTTTACATATATTCTACGGCAAACGAGAATATTACAACTTTATATTCAGACGCAAACCAGCACAGGAGTCAGTCTTGGCAGCTTAATGATAAACTGATTATCCTTGATGGTAAGAAGATATACTCTTATGAGTACGGCAAACCTATAGAGTTATTGACAAGTGGTGACGGATATATACCTTTAGTCACAATCTCAAAAGACCCGGCTGGTGGCGGTACGTCGTATGAAGCACTTAATATGTTGCAACCGGGCTTTTATGAGCAGTTCTACGTTACAGAAGCAAAGGCCACTGAAACCGCTTTCCATTTATCGTTTAGTGGGCTTGATTCCAAAACCACAAAAGCATGGGTGCTTAACTCAAACGGTACATGGGTAGAGAAAACAGAAGGGACACATTATTCTGTCAACAGAACGACAGGAGTTGTAACTTTTACAACAGCACCCGGAAAAAGCCCGATAACCGGTCAGGATAATGTAAAAATCCTAGCGTATAGAACAGTACCGGGATATCAGGATAGAGTCGCAAAATGCACCATAGGGACATTGTTTGGTGTCGGCGGTGCATCCGATACCCTGTTTTTAAGCGGAAATCCCGATCATCCTAATTGGGACTTTTTCTCAGGAAGATTAGATCCGACGTATTTTCCAGACACGGGTTATTCTGTTTTAGGGTCTGCGGCTAGTTCAATAGTTGGTTATGCGTTAGTAAACAACTACCTTGCTACGTTCAAAGATGAATACGACCCGTCACAGAATGTAACCATAAGGGCGGGAAATCTGATCCTAGATTCAAGGTCAAACACATATGAACCATCATATACGACGGTAAACACGCTTCAAGGCAACGGTGTTGTATCGTCGTATTCTTTTGGATATTTACAGACTGAACCGTTATTTTTGACTCGTGCAGGCATTTACGCTATCACTGCACAGGATATCACGGGTGAAAAGTATAGCCAGAACAGATCATTCTATTTGAACGGTAAATTGCTTAAAGAGAGCGATCTTGACAGTGCTATGGCCACAGTCTTTGACGAGCAATATATCTTGGCAATAAACGGAAAGTTATATATCCTTGACGGTTTGCAGTCTATCCATAACGAGAAGTCCATGCCTTATGCAACAAGGCAATACGCCGGTTTTTACTGTACGAACGTCCCGGCTTCTTATATATGGACAGATGAGCAGGCACTTTGGGTAGGTACTTTCAGCGGAAGAGTATGTCGTTTTGAAACGGACATTGATTCTCTTGATTCGTACAACGATGACGGAAGGGCAATTTATTGTTGCTGGGATACACCCGATCTTGACGGCAATCTGTTCTATAAGAACAAGACGTTCAGATATTTCGCTATACGAATAATGAACGCCTTGAGAACGTCGTGCAAAATGTACTCAAAGAAGCTGGGTGCATGGACTCTGATTAAAGAAGACAACGCAACCGGCACAATTTTCGATTTCAATTACATCGACTTTGAAAGATTTTCATTTAACACAGATACATCCGCAAAGGTAGCACATACAAAAGTCAGGGTTAAGAAGATAGACAAAGCACAGTTCCGTGTCGAAAACGTTGCTAAGAACGAGCCTTTCGGATTATACGACTTAGCGATTGAGTATATCGAGAGCGGAAATTATAAGGGGTAAAGATATGGCTTTTACAAAAATCTCAACATCAGAATTAAACTCGCGCGGTGCAACAACTCTTCCGGATCAGCCGACAATATCAGCTACGGCGTTAAAACAGGAGTTTGATGCGCCTGCGAAAAACATTGTCGCACCTAAGTTTAATAACCTTATTGATGAGTTAGAAGCAGGAACATCAGCTGCAAGTTTAGGGGCGGTAGCACCGACAGGAAGAACGGGGACTAAGGTTCAAGCCGTTATAGATAATATTTCATCTGATCTTGCCGCTGTCGAAGCTGATATGCCGGGGCTTGTAGCAAACGAGCATAACCATGATAACAAGGCTTTGCTTGATACTTATGAGCAGACCGAAACGGATTTAGCTGATGCAGTAACAAGAAAACACTCGCATACTAACAAGTCTTTGCTAGATACCTATACTCAAACTGAGAGTGATCTTGCTGATGCGGTTGCTAAAAAACATAGTCATGCAAACAAAACTGAATTAGACAAAATCGGTGAAGTCGGTGGAAGGCCGACGTATAACGGTAGCGATATAGGCGGTAGCGTAAATAATACCTTCAACAAAATCAAAGTCGGTTCAACAACTCTTACGGCAAGCAGTGAAGATACGTTTGAATTGAAAGAGGGTACAAACGTATCACTTATTCCTAATGCTGCGGATAATTCAGTTACGATCTATTCAACCGGTGGTTCGGGCGGCGGCGATATGCTTAAATCAGTATATGCCCCTTCAAACGTTACAGGAACAGTTGATAAAGCAGTAACCTTGTATGATGGCACTAATTCTTTAACAGCAACAATTCCACAGATAAACTTTACGGGGAATGTTAATGTGTCATCACCGGCAGAAGGTGAGTTGTTGACATACGACAATGTAACGTCAAAGTGGGTAAACAAAGCGCCTGACAAATCCTTTGTAAGATATGCGGGAGCAAAAAGTTATTCTGACCTGATGGACGGTACAGGGGCAACGGGCGGTACATATCTTTCATCAACATATGAGGATATGTTTTTCCTTTGTAGTGGTGGAACAATAGCAGATGCCACTGAAAAAGCAAAATGGACGGACTCATACAATATAGGGGACGTAATACCCGCTGACTCACACATAGCCGTAATAAATGTTGGTACGGAATTATCACCCGACTATCGCTTTGATGATTTTGGTGGATATGTTGATATTTCCGGAAAAGCTGACAAAGAGAACATTCCTATAACAATTAGCGAATTATGTTCAGTAGTAGCTGGGAGCAACGCAAGAATACCGTCGTCCGGTACAAACGCAAACATAAAAACAACAAGTACAGTTATTCCTCTTTGTGATCCGTCACAGGGAATACTTAAATACTCATCTGTAACCGTGAATAACGGATATGTTGAGATAAAAATGGCAGAAACAATATCAAGTAAAGTAGTCGGAATATTAGTGATTAATAACTAAAGAAAAGGAGAAAAATCATGACACCTACAGTTTATTTCGTTTCATACTACCTTCACAACAAGGACAACGATGGATGGGCATATCAAATCAAGAATAAATATTCGACCTTAGATGCCGCAAAAGAAGCGTTCCACAATGAAGCAGGCGCACACGTTAATCAGGCGGTATATGATGTTACTACAGTGATCCTTGAAGATTGCTTTGGCAACCAGATCATGATAGCGGCAGATACCAAAGAGGAAGAACCTTCACCAGAAGAAGTCTGATACTTTTTTATTCATGTTAAACCTCCACTAAGCGGTCTGTCTTCGGGCAGATCGTGAGGGGGCTTACAACGGCAAAAAGGGTAGACCGAGCGTAACTATTGTTTATTGTACTTGTACGCGCAAAATCCCCAATTTTCGGTTTGCCCTTTTTACATAAACTAAACGGTTAGCGACATAAACGGAAAGAAAAAGCACAGTCTTTTATCAAACGGAATTTCATCATATATGCGATTTTAGTTTGGGTTTTCTTATACGAAAGGAGTATAGATATATGAGTATGATACCTATGGAGTTTGATGGGGGGGTAAAAGGTGGACATATGCAAAAGTCACAGAAACCCTTGCAGTGAACGCATGGAGTGTACTTTTGTTCCCTCAAAATAGAGTTGTCATAAACGCTAGGTATAGAGGTACAAGTGGTACAGAGACATACCCTATGATAGTGTTTAACGGTGATAATAATGATGTATCAGCACAGTACGTTGCAGGCACTTCTATTGTTAATTTTACGGCAAATACAGATGCTATTGTTCAGTATGAATATTTAGAAGCGGCAAGCGATTAAATCCCCTCATCTACCTTGAGGGGTAGATAGGAGGATAGATGGCATTAACAGAAATGGAAAAAGATTTAGGTAGTGGCACGAAAAAATTGAGGATAGGTGAAAGCTTGGGTGTAGCTGTTTTAACAAGGTCGGCTGTCGGAGTACAAACAGTTACAATAGATGATATTACGCCCCCAAGCGTGACAGGTGCTACATTCTCACATTTAATATGTACTATAAGTGGTACGAATAATGCTGTACCGTTGGGAGTTACTTTAACAAATGGTCAGGCACGAATAGTGTATTATGTTGTTACAACAGCAACAGGTGGGCCTAACGGTACATTGTATCCTGTTTACAAAGAGAATTAACTGTAACGATTACGACATAAGGAGAACAGATATGAACGCAGGTGGCAGTGAGTTATTCTGAATGTAACGATTACGCAGTAGTCCAATCATATCGAAGGCTTATGCTACGGCATAGGGTATTGATGTAGGTATGGTTGGACGAAATGAAACGTAAGCGAAACAACTTAACCTTTTATTATAGCACAGAATATGTTATAATGACTATGCAAACCCGACACACCTCTCATTGAAGTGTCCCACGTCGGGTTATTCTGAAAGGTTGAAGGGTGCGATATGACAAAGGAAGAAAAAGAACTTGTGATATATTGTTTGAAAGCGGGTAGCGATTTTCACGATGAAATGTGCGAGGAATGTAAATGCTATCCTCAATGCGACCATTTTCAACAAGACGAGTTAATGGAAAAGTTAATCAAAGAACTTGAACAAAAGTCCTAACTGTGGGGCAAAAATGGAACATGAAACGAAGGCGGAACAAGTATGTTAGAAGAAATGCAACAAAAACTAATATCAATAGCGGAAGATTTTGACAAGTGGCTTGAAGAAATGGCTAAAAAGTACAATATGCCAAAAGACGAAATACAAGCATTGATTAAACAGTTTTTGCAATGCTAACGGAATGTGTAACGATTACGCAATTAACCGTGTCGTGGCGGTTGATATAAACTTTTCTTTTCAAAAGCATTACGGACGTGGTTTTATTTAGCACACAGGGGTTGTCGTGCCAGCGATAGCCCCTCCGCAATGCAACGATTACGATATAAAGATTTAGGCATCCTTCGGGGTGCTTTTTTGGTGGGTAAAAACAATGTTAGATGCAAATTCATATTTACAGGCTTACATAACCGTAGGCAGTTCAATACTCGGTATATGGGGCTTTATAAAGGTGTACCGGGATTTTAAGAAGAATAACGATGAAGCGGTCAAGCGGGATCAGCGAATTGATAAGGTTGTCCAGATTGTCGAGGAAAAGCACGAAAAATGGGACAAAGGCCTGAACGACGTTTACGCCGAACGCAACGCAATAGTTAAGCAATATAACGAGCGTTTAGACGAACAGGACGCAAAGATACAGGACTTGCTATCAATGCTTGTAATGGTCATGCAAGCACAAGATGCGATCCTTGAAGCCTTGATAGAACAGGGCATAGGAAACGGCGATATCAAAGAAACCCGCAAGGCATTACATAAATCAATTTCTGAGCAACTAGGAAAGTGAGGGAAAGCGTATGAAACTATCAGACAAGGCATACAACATTTTGAAATGGGTTTTATCCGTTGCAGTTGCACCGACAATAGCGCTAATAGCCGGGTTGGGAGAAGTGTTTAACTTTGATACATACACCATCATTCAGGTTATATCACTTGTTGCAACCTTCTTGGGAGCGATTTTCGGCATCAGCGTTTATAAATACAACAAAGAGGGCTAGATTATGGCATACACAGCACAATCCTTTCTTGAAAAACTCAAACCACTAGCGATAACGGATATGAGGGAAACGGGGATTCTGGCGTCACTTACCGGGGCGCAGGCGTTTATTGAGTCCAATAAAGGAAACTCAGGGCTTGCGCAGAAGGCAAATAACCTTTTCGGGATTAAGGGATCATATGATGGTCAGTCAGTCAGGATGCTCACAACCGAGTATTACAACGGAGTACCTCAAAGGGTTTACGCTAATTTCCGAAAATATCCTAATTGGCTAGATTCCATAAACGATCATTCAGCCTTATTTAACAGGCTTGAAAGATATAAAAATCTGCGGGGTGAAACAAATTACGTTACGGCCTGTAATAATGTGGCAAAAGACGGGTATGCGACAAGTCCGACGTATGCAACAACGCTTTTGAACACTATCAATAAATACAAACTGTACGAATGGGACGCAGAAGCACTTGGTAAACCGGCTGAGAAACAGCCCGTTCAGCCTGCCGGTGATTATTATCCGACATTAAAAAAGGGTGATCGAAATGATTATGTTCTGCATTGGCAGAAATATCTTAATCAGCTTGGTTATCACTGCGGAGCAGAAGACGGTATTTTCGGAAATAACACTGAGATTGCCGTTAAAGAATACCAAAAGGCAAAAGGACTTACGCCTGATGGCATAATCGGTAAAAATACATGGAATACGGTTGGCAAATAATTAGAAAGGGGTATTGAGAAATGGCAACTAAGAATTACATTCCAACAACATATCTTGGAAACGGAACAGGACAAACAAAAAAGTACGGAAATACGGTTGTATCTAATGGCGTTGTGCAGACAAACGTAGGAAGTAACCTTACATCACAGGGTTATCCTTCGTCTTACAACACATCAGGGACTTACACAACGTCTGTTTCCCCTACAAGTGTAAACACAAAAAGCAACACAAGTACGGGAGTTAATCAGTATGGATCGAGTGATTATTCAGATTACGATACGGGATATGATACAGGAAGTTATGACAGCGGATCATCTAGCGCAGCAGATGACGCTTTAGGTTGGGCACAGCTTGAATTAGACAAGGAAATAGCGCAGAAAAGCAACGAATTAGCGTTAGCACAGCTTGAATGGCAGAAAGAAAGTGACACAAAGAATTACGGCCTGTCACAGCAACAGTTGCAGATGCAGATTGACGCTGCCGCAAAAGAAGAAGCGGAAAAACAGAAAATCGCAAACGCATATAGAAACCTCGTTCTTTCATACGAAAATCAGTTAAAGAACCCGGACAACTATCTTAATGATCTTAAAGCCGCTGCACAGTCGGCATATGACAACAGTATGAACCAGCTCAACAATTCATACAATTCGCAGTTGTCGTCGTTAAAGGATATTCTCGGTCAGACAAATAGCCAGCTTCTTAGCAACTACAACAACGCAAAGAGTTCGATTAATCAGGAAGCTGAAAACTATTTGAGACAGGCATATGTAAACAATATGCTTTCGCAGAAGAACCTCGATCAGCAGTTAGCCGCGCAGGGGTTGAGCGGTGGTGCAACAGAGACGACAAGAGCAGGACTTGCTAACAACTACGGAAATGCAAGGAACAGCATTAACAATGTAACAGCAAACAATCTGTCTACGCTTTTGAACAGTTACAACAACAGCCTTGCAGATGCGCGTCAGGCATATACATCAGCGGTTGACTCAGCAAACCAGCAGAGGGCGAAATACGCTATGCAGCTTGAAGATACCCTGTCAAACAACAACATAAGCGCACTTATGGAAGCCAACAGAAAGCAGAAAGAAGAGGAACAGGCATATCTCAACCTTATTGAGAACGCTATCAACAGCGGTGCAGAAGGGCTTGGATATAACTATGGTGGTACGGGATCATCTACACCGGTTTCACCTTCGACGCCTAGTACGCCGTCAAACCCGACGCCTAGTACACCTTCGACGCCTTCAAACCCGACACCGAGTACGCCTTCACAGGGGAATACAAGCACGAATACAAACTTTAGCATTGACAGTTTGAAGAGTGAATTGCAGGCCGCTAAAACGTCGCAAGAGATTCAGTCGATTCTCAGCAAGTATTACGCAGCGGGTGACAACAATCAGAAACTTTATATAAAGACTGTAGCTGAAAAGCTGGAAGCATTAGGAAAGATTTAAGAGGGCGCGAAAATGGCGAAGGAGAGTACAACGACCACAAAGAAAAACAAACTTAGGGTCACAAAAGACAAAAACCCGATATCAACAGGTGCTTCGCTTTATAACGGCGATCAGCGTTTAGGTTTTGCGCATAAAATAAACGGCAATCCCGCAACATATGGGGTTGCCGTTGATAATATGGGTAGCCCGTATCGTGGTGCATATGACGGAAGCATTAACACACCGATAGGTCAGGTTGGATATGGCTATGACGGTGATACAGGCTATGCCAACTATACGCCTAATCAGTATGTTCAGGCACTTGCAAACCTTCTGAGTAAGAGATAAGGACAATAATATGGCCACAAGCAAAAAGAAAAAAGATAACGTCGGTAACAATAGCGGCAACGTCGGATATTCTGAACAGGCGTTAGCCGCTTTGGATACCGGGACATATGGCACGACTACAAACCGTAAGCCCAAAGCTACAACGAGTTCAAGTCAGGTTACTATAACAAAGACAATTCCTGTATTAAATGGAGCATCTACAACTACCACTATCTCTAGCAGTCCGTCTGCAACTACGCGTACTCAGTCAAGCGCTCAACCCGTATCTAAAACAAAAAATCCTAGTCGTACAACAAGTGAAAGAGGAATAAATACTACCAGAGCAAGGCAGAATTACGCTTCAAGGACTAACTATACACCAATCAAAACATCCCTTACAAAGAAAGATGAAGAGACGCTGTATAAATTCTTTGACCGGAACAGGACTAATATTAAAACAAGTGGTACTGCGCCTATTATTACACAACTTAAAAACGATATATGGGCTGATACTAAGGAATGGGAAACCAGATACGGAAAACCCATTGAGCAGATTGTAGAAGAATACGCCAAAGACTGGGATAGTATATCTGCAAGGAAAGATAAAGAATACGGAGATAAGCATCCTGTCCTTGCAACTATAAAGAACGTTATAAACGGTGGTACGACAGAAGCAGCAGTTGATCTGGCTGCAACCGCAGTAAATACAGTTGCGCCTAACAGCAATCTTGCAAAGGCATATAAGAACGCCACAGAAGCATACTCAAAGAAAAAAGCTCAGACAAAAGAGGGCGTTACCTCAGATATGAGTGATGTTGGAAAGACTATTTATGACGTAGGCACAAATGCCGCTGAAAGGGTCATACAGTACGCTTCGCCTTCAAAGGCTAAGTATTTATTAACGTTAGGTAAAACAGCCGAAAATACACGCCAGAACCTTAAAGAAAGGGGTATTGATGACACGTCAGGCAGTGCAAGGGCGCAAAGTCTTGCGGCTGGAGCAGTTGATACCGCTTTGGATGTATACGGACTTGATAAAATTAAGGGACTTAAAGGGTTACAAGAGTCCGGCAATCTTGTAAAATCCCTTATAGGATCAGCGGCTATAGGCGGCGGTGAACAGGCATTAACAAGCATTATTAACGAAGCGGTTGACCGTATAGCCAACAAGGACAAGTCTATTTATAACACAAACGTCCAGAATTATATGGCACAGGGAATGTCGGAAAATGATGCCAAAGACAAAGCATGGTCTGATGAAATAGATACTATTTTGCAAGAGACAGGTATGGGCGCAGTAGTAGGTGCGACTATGGGAACAGGCGGCAAAGTAGCAAAGAAGGCCGCAAATACCCTTGTTGATGCAGCTACAGGGCGTCAAATACCTAAATTGTGGACGCCGAAAAAAACCGATCCGGTTATTGACAAGGCAATCAAGCAAGCAGATCAGGCCACAAGTGAAATAGAAAAACTACGTCAGCAAATCCCGGAGACATCGGATGACGTTATAGAAACGCCGCAGGAAATTCGGAACGAGCGCAATCTTGAGAGAATACAAGATACTCTCCCCAATAATATAGGCAAAAAGCGCCCGTTTATTGAATTATCAGAAGAAGCACAAAGGGCGCAAAGCGCATTAGAAGCTGAACGTATGGGATTACCATTATCAGAGGGTGAACAGGCGGCATTAGATAGTGTTAGAAATAGAATTGAAACACCAGAACCAGTGAACCGTGTTGCGGCAGAAAAAGCAGAGACTAACCCTACATTGACCCGAAAAGTCGAACCGTTACAGGGAGAAGCTAAGACTAAGGCTCAGGCAGAAGTAAAGTCAAACAAGGCTCAGATAAAAGCGTTAAATAACGAGATAGACATACTTAAAAACGATCCGAAGAGCCAATACCGCGGCAAACTTAAAAAGGCCGTAAAAGCGGAAATAGATGCAAAGAAGAGCCAAATTGCAGAATTACAGGGCAGAAACAAGGCCGTTACCCGTGAAATCAAGGGAGAGCCGACACCTGTTGTTGAAGAACTTGGACTTCAAAACGAAGTAAAGAACATTAAAAACGAAATCCGCAAAGTCGGTAATATGTGGGTCGGCGGTGATGCAGGAAAGCAGCTTGTTAAGGATATTAACAAGTCTCTTGACGATTATATAGAGACCGGGAACGATCAAACGCTGCGTGATCTATATGCAAGTATGTATCAGCTTCATACTATGGCGACTAATGAATATACGTCTCAGAAGGGTAATGTATCACGTTATACAGACTATTATCCAAATGAAGATGGTATTTTAGAGTCGATTATATCACCCAAAGGCTTTATCGGAAGCGTGATACGGACGGTAGGAGACTATCATAAGTCATTGAACACTCCGGCCGGGGAAAGTGCGCCCGTAGATCGTATCACGGAAAATATTGAACCGCCCGTCACGGAAACTCCGGTTGATAATGTACCGCCTACAAACGACGAGGGTATTATCCCGCCTAACGATGGCGGCAATGTACCGCCTATACCGCCTGAAACACCTGATCTTGAATACCCGGATGGTGGAGATAGAGTACGTTCATTCTCGCGCCGTGGTTCTCAGGATGATACATTACCTGAGGAAGTGAGAAATATTCTTGCAGAAGACACGTATAAAGTAGTTAGAAATGCTGATGTTGAGACTAGAGCAAATGAGCTTTTTGATCCTGAGAATACCGCGCAAACAATGTCTAACCTTAATCGTGCGGTCGAAAATCATGATCCTGCTGCTGCTTTATTAAGTTATAAGCTGGCAAAAACATATTTTGATGAGGGTAATTATGACGCGGGCTTAGACGCTATTGAGAAAGTCAGTGCGGAATTAACAAGGAGCGGTCAGTTTACACAGGCCGCCAAACTTGCAATGATGCAAAATGATCCGATGGCAGCATTGCGTTCTTATACGCGCGACTTAGACAGGCTTAATCAGTGGGGAAATAAGAAATATAAAAACAAGTGGAATGATCTTGAATTATCACAAGAGGACATAGATTTATTCAATAGTGTTCAAAAAGGTGATGCCGAAGCACTCAGCAATGTAGTAGATCAGCTCAACTCGAAGTTTGGTAAACAGATCCCTGCTAATTTGTGGGATAAAGCAGTTGCTGCAAGTAAAACTTCAATGCTTCTCAACATGAGAACACAGGGACGTAACATAGTTTCTAACTTGGCTATGCTTCCTTTAAGGTCGGCTTCTGATAGGGTATCAGCGCTTGGACAGAATATAGTTCATCTTATTAATCCGGATGTTAAAGTCACGCAGTCTTTAACAGGCGGTTCTAAGCAGCAAAAAGAAATAGCCACGCAGATATGGGATAGGCTTAAAGACGATATAACCGGCGAAAATAAGATGAAGGATAGCGTACAATCCGATATCTTATCTCATAGGCAGATATTTAATGACGACTGGTTTGCAAAATGGATTGATAATATAACAAATGGTGGCGTTCAAGGACTCAATGAAAGACTGGGTGGGGACGCTAACAGATCGACAATGGAGACCCTTTCAAACTTCACGTACTGGTTGATGGGTGATTTTGGCGACACTCCGTTTGTAAAAAAGAATTTTGTTAACCGTCTTGCGTCCTACATGAAGGCTCAGGGAATAGACAAGGTTGAGGATGTTCCGGATGATGCAATAGCAATAGCCACACAAGAAGCGTTAAAGGCAACATTCAAAGATGATAATGCTTTTTCTAATGCGCTTGCAAATGTAAAAAAGAGTACCGGAAAATTTGGAGAGGTAGCACTCCCGTTCGTAAAAACCCCGGCTAACCTTGCAATGAGGGGCATTGATTATAGCCCGGCAGGACTTGTAAATACGTTTAGAAAAATAAAGAGCGGTGCAGAAGCAAGCACAGTCATAGATGAGTTAGCAAAGAACCTTACCGGTACAGCTATGATTTATCTTGGCTATAAGCTGCGTCAGAATGATCTTTTAAGCGGAAACTACTCCGATGACAGCGACGAAAAAGCATGGCAGAAACAACAAGGTATGCTTGAAAACGCGATACATATTGGAGACAACTACTATACTGTAGATTGGGCGCAACCGTCAGCCACACCCTTGATTATAGGATCTACAATATATGATGCTATAAATGCGTCAGATAATGACAATAATAACGTCTTAGATACGGTAAATACAACTTATAGGGGCGCTACGGCAGTTGCTAACTCATGGCTTAACACATCTCCTTTACAGTCATTATCAGAATTACTAGGGGGAAGTGATTACAGCGGTTCTACTGCTGAAAACATTGCAAATACTATTATAGAGTTTCCGCAGAGATTTGTTCCTGCACAGTTGGGGGCAACGGCAAGGACTATTGACCCGGTTATGAGAGACACTTATGAATCGGACGACACTCTCACAGGCATTTTAGGCAATCAAACGCGGCAATTACAGGCAAAAATACCGTATCTTAGCAGAGAATTACCTATATCGTATGATACATGGGGCAATCCTAGAACAAGAAGCGACTCAACAGCGGAAGCCTTTTTTGCGCAGAATCTTAATCCCGGACAGTTAGGAAACAAGAACGAAACACCTATTGATGCTGAGATACAGCGTATTTTTGACGCAACCGGTGATAGTGGTGTATTTCCGTGGGCGGCAGCAAGAAGTCTTGATCTTGGTAACGATGGCAAAATAAAGCTCACAAATGAACAACACAGCGAATATCAGAAGACATTAGGCCAGTTATCGTATAATCTTGCAGAAGGGATTATTAATAGTAGTGAGTTTAAAGCCCTGTCTGATGATGAGAAAGCGGAAACGCTCAATAAAGCGTATAAATTTGCTAATCAGGTATCAAAAGAAGAACTCTTTAACCATACAACGGATCAGAATAAAAAACTGATGGCGGCCTATAGAGAAAATGGTGTCAATGGTGCGGTTAATTACTTGGTAGGAAAAGATACCGCAGAAAAAAAAGAGGAAAAAACGGCAACACCTAAAACCACAACTACTAAAACTAACACCGTGGCGAATACTGTTCCTAAGATGGAACAATCAAAGGCTAACGATCAGAAACAGCAAAAGCAATCATCAGCTAGTGATTTAGGGATAAAGCAAGACACTTATGCAAAGATCGGTAACAAGGCCGGTAAAAACGCAGAGAAGGTATATAACGCTATTCCGTCACTGAAAAGAAACGGTTTAGGCAGTTCCAGCGCTTATTATACCTATGCGGATGCACTTTCAGTAGATCCCAACCTGTCAACGGCCGACTTTATAAAGACGTTCAATTCCATTGACGCGGATAACAGCAAGGGTATCAAACAGGATGAGCTTATAACATATTTCAATGGCAACAATGTCTCACAGGAGCAGGCCAATAAATACTGGAAAATGTACGGTGATCCTGAGTGGAAGAAGATACCTAAACTTGAAGGCGGGAAGTACAAGAAGGTTGCTAAGTAATCCGTTCCATATCTGAAATGTCAGAAGTGGAACTATGAATCCCCTCTATGCGTGATATTATCATTGTGTAGAGGGGTATTTTATTATGATAGTGTCAGATTTTACCGTACCGGAGCTAAACTTATTCCGGGATAAATGCAACTTTGTAGGAAACGAAAGACAAGTGTTTGAGCTAAGGAGTCAGGGAGTACCACTTGAGGAAATAGCCGAACTTCTCAATATGTCGGTTGCCGGGATCAAGAAAATCAGCACGAAGATCAACAAAAAAATCAATAAAGTCAAGTGAGGGAGTATTCTTTTTAGGCGCTTATGATGTACTTTATGTGCATTGTAGGCGCTTTTTTTTGTGCTTAAAATTAAGATATGGACGTACTAGAACTTTGCGACAAATTATTCGATCATGAAGAATTAAGAGATATTCCGATAGAGTATATTTTCCGGGTAGCTTATACGGTCCTTGTCCTGATTGCAGAGGGTGACTGCTTTTATAAAATCGACTTTGAGTAAGGGGGATAACAAATGAATTTAATGTCTATGCTCGGAAGTAACAAGTATGTTATGCAGGCAATAGGGGCTATGATGCGGGGCGAAAGCCCGGAAGGATTTATGAAAAACCTTGCTAATTCTAACCCTCAGTTACAAGGGCTTGATCTTGACAATCTGGAAGAAACTGCAAGATCGTTGTGTGAAAAGAATAATGTCAACATGAATGAACTAGCAGAACAGATTAAGGGATTTGCAAATTCAAAATAAATAATCTATGAAAGGAGAACAAACTATGAGTGAATCAACAGCTTTTGGCGGCGGTTGGCTTTCTGTACTCGTTATTCTTGTCGTACTGTTCGGCATGGGCGGTGGACTCGGCTTTGGTGGCAACAACGCAACTATGGCGGGTTATGCAACTATGGCTGATGTAAACGCGGCACTGAACGCGCAGAGCGTGTCTAACAACTTAGGTCAGATAGCCTTATCATCGGCAAATAATAACTATGAAACGGCACAGCTTATAAACAATCAGACGGCAGCGATGATGGCGACTCAGAACAGTAACCTTGTTAACGCAATTCAGGGCTTCAACCAGATTTCAAGTAACTTGGCGAATGGTTTTGCTAACGTAAGCTCTCAGATAGCCGATCTCGGGTATCGCATGGAGTCATGCTGCTGCTCGATCAAAACGCAGATGCTTGAACAGAGGCTTGCAGATGCAAATGCGGCTCTTGTTACAAGTCAGACCGCAAATGCAATAAACGCGCAGTCACAGTATCTTCTGTCACAGCTTGGATCATATACCCCGGCGGTAGTTTAAGAGGTGGTCAACATGAAACTGATTAAAATACTCTCGGAAAAGATCGAGGAAGAAATCAACGATGCGAAATCATACGTTGAAATGGCAATCAAGCAGAAAGAGGAATATCCGGAGTTATCACGAACACTGTTTAATATTTCGCTACAGGAAATGGATCACAAGAACCTTTTGCATCATGAGGTAACGGAAATAATTAGAAAGTGGCGTGAAACAAACGGAGAACCACCTGCGGATATGCTAGCGGTATATGACTACCTGCATAACAGGCAGATTGAAAAGGCTTTAGAGGTCAAAACACTACAGGCAATGTATAAAGAGTCATAGCAAGAGGGGCGCAAAACAAGCGCCCTTTTTGTTTCACTTTTGAAACATCACATATGGAACTATTAATGACAGTCGGGGGATGATATGCTTAACTCACCAACAGGAAAGGAGAATAATACTATGATGACAAATGAAATGGCAAAGGTTTATATACAGTATGTAAAGGTTGTTTTATCAAAGTATAAGGAACTCGATGACACACTTGAAATGGCACTTGATATGGCAGATAACGCTCTTGGTGAAGAACCGGTTGTTCCTGATCCGAGGTTTAGCTTTTGCCAGTGAAAAATGCCAGTAAATCCGCAAACCCTTGTAAATAGCGCATTTTAATGCAAGACATTAGGGGTTCGAATCCCCCGTGTCTCAGCAAAAGAAAACCCCTAGAAACAAGCGGTCTAGGGGTTTTTCAATGCCTAATTTACGCAGTTTTTTGAAGATCGTAAAACAGCGTAATTACGTGCCTTACAACACGACGTTGTGAAAATCTTGCCAGTAAAAATTGCCAGTCAAAAGTCAAAAAAAAATAGGCTATTTAAGTTTTACTGTTGGTAACGACTAATCTTCTGTTCACTTTCATCAAATAAATTACTGTTGGTGAAATCTTATATATGACTTTTTAAGCGGAGATTTTTCAACATACTATATGTGATGATATTTTTGTACAGAAAATCATCGGAAGAAATAAATCTGACATATTTATACTGAGATCCGGGGAACTTCGGTTCCCCAATCTAAAACTTGACAATACCACACAGAGCGTGGTATAATAAGACAAGAATCGGAAGTGTAGTTCACGGAGAATCGCCTCGTAAGCGCGGCAAAAGGACTGTTATACATGCGAACAGAGAAGAAGGTTCGACTCCTTCCACTTCCATTAACCGGTTCAGAGGTTGGGAGCTGATTAAATGACGTACCTTTAAGGATTCCCTGTCAGCCGGTTTTCAAAGAAAGGATATGGAATGATAGCAATAAAGAATATGTCGATGCCAAAGTCCTGTTCGGACTGCCCGATGTGTCGTCCAAAAGGAAAAGACGAACCTTGGAACTTCTGCTGTTTTGCTACGATGACCGACATGGAACTCGGGGCTATGATGGAACAGTTTCTTAAGGCAACAGATACCGAAAAGTATGTCGATAATGCGGATATGGCTGATATTATCGTCAATTCCAAAAACCCCGGTCAGGCAATGCCTGAACTGATCCGTTGGATCGGGAAAAAGATATTTGAAGAGCGAAAAGACGATATTATAGCACAGATAGAGTCTGATAGCGATGAGAAACTCGATCTGTTTGAGGTCACATACACTTGGAAACAGACCATATCCGCACAGACTGAAGAAGATGCGATAGCAATAGCGAGAAATAACCGTTCCAGTTACGGAAATAATAACGGTACAACCTCAAACTATGAGGCAAAGCGGGCTGAATTCATATCTCCGCAGGGAGAAAAGAGGTAAATAATGAGTAAACAGAACTTTGTTGTAAATCCTATATATGAACCCAAAGGTAAAGCCAAGGAATACGGCGATCTGGCGCTTAATATCTATACCGGATGTCCTCATTGGTGTCCGTACTGCTATGCTCCGCTCGTTCTTAAAAAGGACAAAGAGACATTCCATAGCAACGTAGAACCGAGAGCAAATATAGTCGAGGCAACCCGCCGGCAGCTCGAACGTCAGAATATCACCGGTCAGACCATACACCTGTGTTTCACCTGCGATCCATATCCTACGGGCTATGATAGCACTCCTACCCGGGAAATCATAGAATTGCTCAAGGAACACGGAAACCATGTGCAGATACTTACCAAAGGCAACGGAAGCCGGGATTTTGACCTGCTCGATAAAGATGATTGGTTTGGCGTAACGATCACGGGCGGAGAATCTCCAGAGAAACTGCACGACCTCTCCGTACAGCTGATACAGGCAAAGGCTCTATACAAGATCAATACATGGATATCATTTGAACCTGTCATAGATGCGGATAGCGTTTTGGAAAGCCTGCGTAATGGGGCAAGTGCCGTTGACAAGGTAAAGATCGGTAAATTAAACTACCATAAGAGTGACATCAACTGGCATGATTTCGGTATCGAGGCCGAAAAGATATGCAAAGAACAAGGCATAAGCTATTATATTAAAGAAAGTTTAAGAGCTGAAATGATATGACAATCAAACAAATCCGCGCTATCAGCGGACTATCACAAGTAAAATTCGGGCAAAAATACGGCATTCCGCGACGAACAATCGAAAGCTGGGAATGCGATAAGAACAATCCCAACTACCGTCCATGTCCCGATTATGTCCGCAAACTGCTTGAACGTGTCGTAAAGGAGGATTTTAAGTATGATGACTGAAATAGAGGTAAATGACTATATATCGGCTGCAAGAGAAGCGTTAAATGACGATCCAGACTATAACCGGTGGTTCAGCGCTCTCGTAGAAGAACGGAAAGCCTTGTCCGAGAAGGGCTGCCATTCCGGGACTGTCGAAGGGTTGCTGTTTTCTATATGGAATCAGCGGATTGGATACATTATAGAGCATCTGGACGAGATCAGGGCTTTAATTCCCAAAAATTAGACATCTTCATGTAGTATTGCAGTAAGCGTATATCGGTGCCGGAGCTGACATCTATACGCTTTTTCTGTGTTTCTGGCGTCATAAATCCCATCCGAAAGTCCTGTAAGGCATATACGCCGCCCTTGCGCTTTATATATTCCGGCAGCGCCTCGATCTTATCGGGCTTGGCTTCTGTATAGAATGTATATTTAGGTGGCTTCGTGGCTTTTGTCCCATACAATATCTTCGCCCGGAGTACGTCAAAAGTATAACCGCGTCCAACGGCGGCAATTTCTTTACAGACGGCATTTAAAGCCTCTGTAACGGCATTTGTGTAGTTATGGTCGAAATAGTTGAATATCTCTGTACGCCAGTTTTCTACAGTATCTACAAATTCTTTAAATAGCGGATATTTGACCGCATCCACCTTCCATTCATCAAAGTAGTCTTCGGCAGCATTCCTGTCGGACATCTCATATATCTTGCGGAAAGACTCCTTCAGCTCATACGGTTCCCGAAATTGCGGATAGCTGGTAAGCAATATCTCAAGACGTATTTTGTCAGATTCCGACAGATCATCACTGTTACGGAGCAGTAACCATCTGCTGTTTTTAACCTCTTTGACCTGTGCAGGCGTCAATTTCTCCCTTGTGGCCTTGCGAGTCCTATCGAGTGCTTCGTTAAGGTTCTTTATGACGTGGAACTTATCAACGATCACGACCACTTCCGGTAATTCACAGCTGACCGCATCCCGATAACAACCCCACATATCCATTGTGACGCATTCTACACGGTCTTTTTGCGGAAGTCTGCTGATCCAGTTCTGCACAGTACGTAGTTTCCTGTCAGATGTAAGGTCTATGATAAGACCGTTCTCTACGTCTGTATAAATGCACCGGTACTGGCTGTTAAGGTAATTTTCGTCCATTCCAAGCACTTTCGGAGCCACGAGCTTATGTTTGCTGTCAAGCTCTGCTACATAATCGGCGAATATATCCTTGATGGTCGGAACAGAGACATCCAATTCGGTCTTTATCCTTGAAAATGGCACGCTTAATGAGGATGTACGTATATAATCGCGCATCCTGTTCGTCATACGGGCCTTGTCGTCAACACTCTTGTATGATGGGACAAATGTAACCTCACAGTTATTACAATGGAATCTATGGGAATGGATGATAAGTCCGACGTGCTTGGAAAACTCGTTCAGATCACGGACTTTCCGATCAGCCCTGCCATAATGGATGAGAGTATCAAATCCACAGGTAGAACATACCTCGGGACTCTCTACTGGCTCCAGATCGTAGGTAACGTTATTATCGATCTCATGACGGTCTACGATCCGAAATTCCCTTGGCTCGATGTTGTAAAGGCTTGTATCCATATCTGAAATTCCTTTCCTGCGATATTGGATACATTATAACCCACCAACAGTAAAACTTAAATAGAACAACGGTAAAACTTAAAAGATGAACAGTTCACGGGATTAAGGATTTTTGGAATACCAACGGCAAAACTAAAATACCCAAAAAATATGATTATCTGTCGGGGGTTAATCCCCCGATGATCCAAATATTCCATCTGATGCCTTTTGTTGCATTTCGGTATTTTTATCTCGCAAAGCATCTCTATAAATTTTTTTCATTACATGATCTGTTTTCCATCCACCGGCTTTCATGATATAAACGTCAGGAACTCCAACAAGGTGTGCATACGAAGCATAATAATGCCGTAAATCATGAAGCGTGAACTTCGGAAGATCAAGCATATCTTGATATTTATGTAGCGTCTTAAGAAGCATTGGTGGTGTACGGTCATATATAACTCCCGTAGTGTTTATCTCATCTACAAGAGAATCCGGCAGATATATTTCACGGGTAGAATTTTCAGTCTTGGTATTGTCACGTATCATTAGATGATTTTCTTCATCGTATATCTTAGCCTTATCGATGGTCAGAATATTCCCTTTGATATCGTCTAGTGTTATTCCGCATATTTCGGAACGTCTTAAACCTAGAATTGCAAGTTGAAATCCAATGTGGTACGGAGTGCCTTTAGAAGCATTTAATATCATTTCAACTTCATCTGTTATGGGCAGTTCTCTTTGGGCCGACTTTCCTTGCGGAAGAGTAGTAGCCAAGTGAAAAGAAGGACGAAATTCACCTAGCACGGCAGAAATAAAGCCATGCTGATTCCTTACTGTTTTGGGCGAACGCCCCTTTGAGTACCAACTAATCTCTTTTTGAACATCATTTTGCGTGATGTCGTAAAGCATCTTTGCCTTAAATTCTTTTGACAAACAACGTTTGCATTTCTGATAGCCCCCAAGGGTGGATGGAGAACAGACATTACGCCTTGATTCTATGTACTTATCGCAATATGCTTCAAAAGTACCCTTATCCGCTCTTAAATCAGTGTTTTGATATCTTTCCGACAAAGCTATTGTTATTTCACGTTCGTCGGGAATATGGTCGAAATAAAGGTCGTATCGCATACCTTTATAGGTCTTGCGTATTCTGTATGTATTTTCCGAT